GGAAGCTAAAGACGTCCTTATCATTGATTCATAATAAGGGGAGGATAACCCTACGGTAATCCCTACCTACCCCCTGAGGGGTGCCTGCAGCCCTCGCAAGAGGAAACTGAAGGAAAAGGGAGATGTAAATCTCTTATCAATGCTCAAACTTCTATCGAATACCAGAACATCGTTCCAGCATTCTTTAGTCGCTCGAGCCTTGACCTTTTCTTGGCATTTCCATGTGAAAGCATGGAAAGCGATAGTCGGACCACTCGTTCGAGTAGTTCGACTCATCGTAGGTAAGGTAACACGATCTTGGGTTTTATCTGTCCTTCACTTTTCCCGGGGTGCTTCGCACTTGGCGAGAACTCAGGGCGTTAAGGGATTGGCCCGGTATCTGAAAGCTTGCCATATCCTTCTTATGAAGGGGACGGCAGGGGATCAAGTATCGGATGTCCAACCTCTTGGTGCTAGAGTTGGTCGCCGGGGACAATTGCCAGGCATTATTCCAGCTTGGCATCGGAAGCAGATCCGGTTAGGTAGTGTGCCCGTTATTAGACTCTGGTTAACCTTATTCGGTCTTTACCGAGTATTGGATTATCCAGGTGTTCTGAAAACGAACACAATTACTGACCCCGGAAAGGCTTTCGATCTAGGTCCATTACTTAAGTTTGTTCCTTTATTCTTCACGAATCTTAACCGGTTCGCAAAGGTAGAGTTCAAGCCTAAGTATTCGCCTAGAATTATCCTGAAATCAGGGCCTGGTACCTCTAGCGAGGATGGCTTTGGTACTACTACCTCAGTCATGGTGGCCACGGCGCGGTCTATCTTCGAGTCTCCTCTTTGAGGATCCTTCCAAGAAGTCGCCCGAGGCCTTCGGATTCCTGAGTGGGCAACCACTCTGGAACTCGTCGCTACAGGTGCCATTGCTACCGGTTTACCTTCCATCACTAGCCTTGGTAAGCTAGGGTTGAAAGATGAACCTGGTAAAGTGCGAGTCTTCGCTATGGTAGACTGGTGAACTCAGAATCTGCTAGAGCAGCTTCATGATTATCTGTTCCAATACCTTCGGAAAATTCCGCAGGACGGGACGTTTAATCAGGGAGCCGCAGTCGAATCGGTGCAAAAGATAGTTCGGGATGGACACACTACGGTGTTTTCACTCGACCTATCGGCTGCAACGGATCGATTGCCTATTCGGATTCAGATTCCACTGGTTAATCATCTATTCCCAGGGTTAGGAGAACCCTGGGGGCATCTCCTAGTTGGAAGAGCCTATACATTGACTGAAAGACAGGGTAAGAGAGTTATCCGAAAGGAGAATCTCTTTTACACTGTCGGACAACCAATGGGGGCTTTGTCCAGTTGGGCGATGCTAGCGTTTACTCACCACTTCCTGGTGCAGTACTCAGCGAATCGTGTTGGGCATGAAGGATGGTTTCCACTCTATGCCATCCTTGGGGACGATATCGTCATCGCGGATCGACGAGTCGCCTTGTCCTATCTGAAAGTTAT